GGAGAGTTTGGCGTGGAAGAGGGTGCCATTGCGCTCCCGACGATTGAAGAGATCGACATTCCCGAATGACGCCACTCCCGCTGACCACACATGAGCTCCTTGAGTTCCTTGATGAGCTCATCCCTGAGCCGTCACCGAAACCGGGGACTAGCATTGATCGTGTGATGTATGAGCTAGGGCGGCGATCAGTCGTCCTTCAACTAAAGTCAATCCGCGACGGTTCAGTGGCGGCACCATTACGACAAAAACGAGGTACTGGACGTGTGCGTAGTTAAGACGCCCAAAATCCAGCAGCCCACGTCCACGACCACTGAGAAACCCCTGCCGATCCTTAGGAACCCATTGCTCGACGGCATCGATCCGACGACGCAAGCCTTAAGGATCGGCAGGAATAACCTCAGGATTGATCGAGCCCCCACCGCGCCAACGGCGCTTCGGATGATCAGTGGCGCAGGCGGCTGATGGCTCAATCACTGGTCAGGGCAAGGTGCGATATGAGCAGCTTAAGCGGTCTAGGGAGAATGTTCTCTCCCAGGCCCGAGAAGCTGCACGCCTGACCATCCCAGGGCTTGTCCCTGCGGAAGGGTCTACGGACCCGCACCAAGTTTCAGAGCAGCCCTACACCGCCAATGGGGCGCGCTTCGTCAACAACATTTCAGCCAAGCTCCTGCTGGCCCTCTTCCCGCCCGAGCGGTCTTTCTTCCGCTTGGACATCGGCCCAGACGTGGCTGAGGAGATGGGCGCGGCTTACGGTGAAGCCCAGGAGAAACTTGCGGATATCTCAAGGCGGGCCATGGTGCTCGCTGAGGACAGCGCATCGCGTACAATCTGGATGGAAACCCTTCGCCACCTTGTGGTTGCCGGGAATGCCCTTGTGTATCAGCCCGATGATGGGATGCAGATGCGGATGTGGCGCATTGATCAATTCGTGGTCGTCCGCGGTCGCGATGGTCTCCTTCAGGAGGCCGTGATCAATGATCAGATTTACGCCTCAGAGCTGTCTGAGGAGGTCCGCACCGCCACAGAGGTTAAGTACGATCCCTCTAGGCCCGAAGATAATCCTAAGGTGGACATATACACCCATATCTACCTCAACGGTGACCGCATGGAGCACTATGAGGAGATCAATGGGATCGAGGTTCCTGAGAGCCGCGGGTCTGTCGAGAAAGACAGCGCCGGCTGGCAGGCCTTGCGCTGGCAGGCGGTGCCTGGGTCCGACTACGGTCGCGCCTACGTCACCGAATATGCTGGTGACTTCCTGAGCCTTGAGGACGCCAACGCGTCTATCCTGAAGTTCGCCATTGAGGCCGCACGCATCCTCCGCTTCGTCGATCCTAATGCTGGGATTGATGTCGAAGAGGTTGCTAGGGCTGAGAGCGGCGATTTCCTGACGGGGATGATCGACAGGGTTCAGACCCTCCAACTCGACAAGAACCAGGACTTTCAGATTGTCTGGAACCAGGCCCAGAGTATAGAGCGGCGTTTGAGCCAGGCCTTCCTTATCGCGTCCAACGCGATCCGGGATGCCGAGCGTGTTACCGCGGAGGAAATTCGCGCTATCGCTCAGGAGCTCGAAGACAGCCTTGGGGGCACCTATACGGTCCTCTCGGCGGAAGTGCAGCGCCCCTATGCGCGCCGCCTCCTCTACATCCTGTCAAAACAGAAGAAGGCCCCTAAGCTCCCCGACACCGTGTCGGTCGTTATCGTCACAGGCTTCAATGCTCTGGGACAGAACCACGAAAGCGCCACACTTCGGGCGTGGCTGATGGACCTCAAGGAAACCCTAGGTGACGCTTGGCTTGTCCAGAATGTGGACGGGCAAGCTGTCGCTCTCCGTCTCGGCGTAGGCCGGGGCGTGGTGGACGTAAGCCAGCTTCTCAAGAGCGAGGATGATGTCGTCCAGGAGAACCAGCAGGGCGCCCTGATGCAAGCCGGAATGAATGCCGCACCTCAGATTGCCAAAGGTATGATCGATGCGGCCAACTCGGCTAACCAAGAAGGAACTCAATGAGTAACAAACCGAAACCGGCGGCTGCCACTGACGAAGCCCCGGCTGACCCGGCCCCCGAAGCAACCGCTCCCGAGAGCGATGCCATGATTATCGAGGACCACACTGACGAAGCCCCGGCTGACACCGATGATGGGCCTTACGCGCGCAAGCCGAAGGTCGAGAAGGTCGAGCGCGCGGGCTTTGTGATTGAGACTTACCTTTAAGGGACCACATGGCAGACGAAACTAACACCCAAGAGCAGCAGCAGCAGGAACAGCAGCAGTCACACAGCGATGAGACGCGGCGCCTGGCGGCCATCGGTCGTGGTGAGCTTGATCCTGCTGAGCTCACCCAAGCCTCAGAACAGTTGGCTAAAGAAGAGGGTGAAAAGCCCCAGCGGCCTGACCATGTCCCGGAGAAGTTCTGGGATGCCGAGAAGGGTGAAGTCCGTACCGATGCTCTGCTGAAGAGCTACGGTGAGCTTGAGAAGGCTCGCCAGAAGACTAAGGAAGAGGCTGACAAAGCCAAGGCCAAGGAAGAGGGCAAGGAGAAAGAGGCGTCTGAGGGCGCGGTTTCCGCGGAACTCTTCACGGCGGCTCGGGATGAGTGGGCGCAGTCTGGCGATCTGTCAGATGAAACGCGCGCGAAAATCATCTCGTCCGGTATCCCCCAGGAGACACTTGATGTGTACCTTGAGGGGGTCAAGGCTCTCTCCGAGGCGCTCACTCAGAAGGTCTATGCTGCCGCTGGCGGTGAGGAAGATTACACCGCCGCTGTCGAATGGGCTCGTGACAATTGGTCCGAGGCTAAGGTCAGCAAATTTGACGAGGCTTTGGCCGATCCCGACTTGATGCCGGTGATGGTCAGCGCTCTCATGAGCGACTATCGCGCTGCCAGCCCTGGCGAGGGCAAGCAGACCCGCCAGCAGGGCGGGGGCGATAACGGCGACCTGTACCATGATCCCGAGGAGTTCACTCGCGATCTGGCTGACGCCGACGCAAAGAACGATGCTCTGGCCCGCCGTAAGGCTGTCCAGAAGCTCCAGCGGTCGAAGAAGGCCGGCACCCTGAAGCACGTAACTCCGCGCACAGGGGCCGCACGCCTCCTAGGCTAATTGCACACCCGAGGCCGATAGATACGGCACACTACGGGTTCAGGTGATCCATGGGCGACGGCCCACATAACGGACCCTGACGGCGCTTATAGGGGAGCCCGCCGGTCTTTCGGCTCCCCACCTACCCAATACCCAAAGACAATCCCCGTCTGGGACCGGCTGCGGCCGACAATCCCAACTGCGCGGCGGACCTGAGGAAAGCGGGCACAAGAACCCAAACCTCCAATAATAAAAACAACGATTAGGAAAAATGGCTAATAGCAATCCCTCCCGCCCCGGTCTCCGGGAAGGCGGTTCGGACGAACTTGAGCTTATGCTGGACGTGCGCGGTGGTGAAGTCCTCACCGCCTATAACGCCGCAGTCGTTATGCACGATAAGCATAAAACTCAGTCGCTCCGTGGTGGCAAGTCGGTTAAGTTCCCCGCATTCTGGAACGCGACGGCGGAATACCACACCCCCGGTGTTGAAATCCTTGGTGGCAGCATTGCCTCGCAGGACATCACCGTCAGCCCTGACGACAAGCTGATCAGCGCTGTCTTCGTCTCGGATGTTGATGAAGCTCTCTTCGATGTCGATGTGCGCTCGCCGTACACCGAAGCCATCGGCCGTGAGCTCGCCGAACACTATGACCGTAACGTCATGCGCGCCGTGCTGAAGGCCGCCCGCTCGGGCGCACTCTTCACTGGCGATCAGGGTGGCGGCTCGGTCACGAAGGCCGGCTTCGCGAACACCGCGACTGACCTGTTTGATGGCATCAGCGCCGCGAAAGAACTTATGGACAGCAAGCGGGTCCCTGTGGACAGCCAGCCTGTCTATGGTGTCCTCCCGACTGCCCAGTGGTACATCCTGGCGCGCTCGGATCGCAACCTGAACCGTGACTATAACGGTGGCGTTGCGTCGATCCAGAACCACGTCCTCAAGACGATTGATGGTGTCGAGATCACGAAGTCGAACGTCGCCAATGGCGTCTTTGGCGTCGATAGCTCTTCGGACGCTTCGATCCCGAGCTACTACCGCCTGGATGCCAGCAACTCGCGCGGCATCGTCTTCACTCCCTACGCTGCGGCTTCGGTTGTGGTGCAGGACCTTGGCTTCCAGATGGTTGACCAGCCCGAGAAACAGGGCGTTCTCCTGATTGGTCGCCGGATGGTCGGCACCCGCGCTCTGCGCTCGAAGGCCGCCGTCGAACTGAAGATTGCGTAAGACATGGCTAATGTGACCACGCTTCGCAACGACGCGCTTCCCATCCAGTCCACTAGCGCGGCCCGCATCTCGAAGGCTATCAGCCTCGCGAGCGATGCGGCCGACAACGCGGACACTATTGAGGTCTTCGGGTTCCCCCCGGATGCCCATGGGAAGATCGTCGAGGCTTACCTTCGCACTTCCGCCACGCTTGGCGCAAGCTGCACCCTTCAACTCCGCATCAACCGCGGAGGCAACCGCACCAACCTGACGGCCGCTACGACCGCCGGGGGCGCCTCGAAGGTCACTGGCGCCGCCCAGACGGGCGTGCCTTTTGAAATCCAGGGCGGTGACATCATCGAACTCCTGGTTGGCGGCGCGGATATCTCCGCTGCGGCCACGGCTACCATCGATCTGATGGTAGCCTAACAAGCACCCAGACGGGGGATGGCTACGGCTGTCCCCCGTTTTTTCATTTTTGGGAGACCGAACCCTTGTCTACCCTCCTCGCCCCCTCGACGGAGCTTGAGGCCGTCAACCGTATGCTAGGAAGCATCGGCCAGACCCCGGTGAACACCTTGGAGGTCTCCGGTGTTCCAGATGTGAACCGCGCCCTACGTTTCCTCAGGGAAACCCTAAAGGACCTAGAGGCGGCTGGTTGGTCCTGGAACACAGACCGAAATTACAAGCTCCTCCCCGACCCCTCAGGATACATAGCGGTTCCGACAGGTGCCCTTGAGGTGGACCCTGAGGATGTCTCGATCAACATCTCGATCAGGCGCAACCCTGCCACGGATAACCTCTCGCTTTACAACGCAGATGAGCAGTCATTCGTGTTTGATGCTCCCGTCGAGGTGAACATCATCTGGGGCTATGCCTTTGAGGATGTTCCCCAAGCGGCGCGAACGTATGTCGCGATTGCCGCCTCCCGTAAATTCCAGGCTCAGACGGTCTCTTCGTCTTCTCTCGACAAGTTCAACGAGATGGATGAGCAGCGCGCGTGGAACCTCCTCAACAGGATGGAGCGCCGCGTCAGGGACACCAACGTCTTCAGGTCTAATCCGCAGGCCGCCAAAGCACTTCGGCGCCGCTTCTAAGGATAGTGATGGCCCTCACTACACGAACGATTTCTTCACTCCTGAATGGGGTGTCTCGCCAGCCAGCTATCCTGCGATCACAAGATCAGACCGAAGACGAGATCAACACCTGGGGTGATGTGGCCAAAGGCCTAGGTCGGCGACCGCCAACAACCTATGTGGCTGACCTCGACATAGAGGACGCCGCGGGCTCCTTCATACACCACATCAATCGCGACGTAAGCGAGCGCTACATAGTAGTGATCAAGGACGGAGACTTGCGGGTCTTCGACATAGCGACGGGTGAAGAGCAGACGGTTAGCTTCCCGACTGGGAAGGATTATCTGGCAGGCGCTGAAGGCGGCTTCAAGGCCGTGACGGTTGCTGACTACACCTTCATAGTAAACTCATCGATCACGCCGGCCTTAGGCTCAGTTGGATCAGATGAGACAACGCCTCCCAACTATTATCTCCCCGGCGGCTCGCTGGTCTGGGGGCAGGAGAATGGTGTCTAACTATGGCGAAGCAAACCCTTCCCAGCCTTGACGATAAGTTTGAGGGCGGGACTGTCGGCGGTGGAGGCGGTGCTGGAGGCACTAAGCCTCCAGTCAATGTCGGGGGTTCAGGAATACCCACATACACCCCCGGCGCGCCGCCTAAACTAACCGGGTGTAAACAGAACCCCACCACGTCCGGCTCGCTAACTGGCACTGTGCAGCGATATGAGGACCTCCCGGATACTGTCCCTAGCGGGGGCGTCTATCAGGTCATGGGTTCCGCTGAGAGCAACTTCACTTCCTATTATGTCCGCGGCGATGGCACCGTATGGAACGAGAGCGTCAAGCCGGGGCTGAAGAACACCATCGATCCCACAACCATGCCGCACGCGCTGGTCCGAAAGGAGGATGGGACTTTCGAGTTCTCGCCTTTCTGTTGGAAGCCTCGACAAGTTGGTGACACGGTGACCAACCCTGCGCCCTTCTTCGTCGGCCGACCTATCCGCGACGTGTTCTTCTATCAGAACCGTTTGGGGTTCCTGTCCGATGAGAGCGTCATCTTCTCCGCGGCGGGGGACTATGGGGAGTTCTGGCGCCGGACGGTGTTGGACTATATCGACAGCGACCCTATCACGGTCTCAGCTACTTCCACAGATGTCGCCCTACTGGACTACGCAGTCACCTTCAATGACGGCATCATGCTGTTCTCGGCGCAAAAGCAGTTCTCTTTGTCCAACGGCGAGAGCGGAACCAGCGCCACCAGCTTGGAGCTGAACCCGGTCACCGGCTATCGGATGGCCTCAGGGGTTCGCCCAGTGCAGCTTGGCGATCAGGCCATGTTCGCGACAGAGCAAGGCGGTTACACCGCGATCCAAGAGTACACTCGTCTAGACGGCAGGGACGCCACAGACGCCGCTGAGATTACAGCGCACGTCCCCGGTTTCATCCCTCAGGGCGCCTCCAAGATCGTGCCGGCCTCAGAGCTAAACGCCCTGATGGTCCTGATGACGAACTCAGAGAACCCAGAGCGCATTTACGCCTACCAATATTATTGGGACGGGGATCGAAAGATAATCTCGGCGTGGCGTCGGTGGTCCCTAGGGGACGCACAGGTCCTCTCTGGGTCCCTTGTGGATGGCAAGCTGGTGCTAGTCGTCAGGCGCAGCAATAAAGCCTACCTGGAGAGCATCAACCTTCAGCCTACGGCTGTCTCTGAGAACCAGGATCACATGATCTATCTGGATCGTCAGGTGACCCTTACGGGGGTTTATGACGCCGAGACGGATACAACTGTCCGCCGTCAGCGCCAATGGCACAGATTTGAGGTTGTGATTTAAGGAGGATTTGGGCTTCGTCGTAGTGACGAAGGAACGAAGATGAAGCCCAAATCCTCCTTGAAAAAATCGGCGCCGAAGGCCCCAGCGGAGCGGGTGGTGAAGGACATACGGCGTGCGACGCGCCGGCACTTCTGTGCAGAGGACAAAATCAGGATCGTGCTGGAGGGGCTGCGCGGCGAAGACAGCATCGCCGAGCTGTGCCGCAAGGAAGGCATCGCCCAGAGCCTGTATTACACCTGGTCGAAGGAGTTCATGGAAGCGGGCAAGCGTCGTCTGGCCGGCGATACCGCCCGAGCTGCGACCACCGGCGAGGTGCACGATCTGCGCCGCGAAACCCGTGCCCTGAAGGAATGCGTGGCCGACCTGACGCTGGAAAACCGTCTGCTCAAAAAATGTATGGTCCGCCCCCGTCTGGCAAGCTTTTTTGAAGGTCTGGCGGCACAGTCTGCCTAAATGTATCCGGCCTATTTGTGGGACATCTCGATCCCTGGCCATAATGGGTTGCGCGCACGATGCGGTCTAACAAATGGTCCAGCCTTGGAGGGCTGCATTTTTGAACCAGACTTGGATCATGCATCCATCGACTGCTTGCCATCACTCCTGTTGCTCGCAGACTTTCTGACGCCTTGCCGCTCAGGCGGCGATCGGCGCCGGAACTCGATAATCCTCTTGGCGCACGAGAACTGCCCAGCTGATCCGTACGATCTTGTTTGCGAGCGCGACGACGGCGACATTTTTATGGGCGCGCTGCTCCAGCGTTAGCGTCCGCGCTCGTGGTGTAATTTCCGGTGTAGGCGATGGTGTATTCCGGGGTGGGGCATGCCCCACCCCGGAATGCGGCGTCGCTGGTGGCCACCGGGTTCATCGTTATGGTGGAGTTTGCA